GCTCATGTATCTGCTGCAAGCGATGCTAAAAAGTTTGACGGATCTAACAATTTCTATAAAGATGTAATTAACTCACAGTCAAGATTTATCTGGTGGATGGACCACCCAACTGTCACAGGTACTGCATGGGGTGCTGCTTCAAGTGGTACTACTTATGGTGACCTTGGTGCAGTTTACTCAGTAAGTCTAGATAGTGGTGTAGATACTGCACCAACTGCTGGTAATGTTCAAACTGCTCTTAGCATTTTTGCTAATGACGAGCTGTATGACATTTCACTAGTTATGGTTGGTAAAGCTCCAGCAGTCACTGCTACTTATGCAATTAACAATATTGCTGAAGTAAGAAAAGACTGTATGGTATTCTGTTCTGCTGAAGATGCTTCAGGAAATACTATCCTAGCAACTGATGCCGACCCAGTGGGTGACATTACTACTTACCGAAACTCATTACCAAGCTCATCTTATGGTGTGCTTGATACTGGTTCTAAATACCAGTACGACAGATATAACGATAAATATAGATATGTACCACTAAATGGTGACATAGCAGGTCTCGCTGCAAGAACTGACTATGACCAAGATGCTTGGTTCTCACCAGCTGGTGCTTCTAGAGGTCAAATCAAGAATGTTGTTAAATTAGCATTCTCACCAAACAAAACTCAAAGGGATACTTTATACCAAGCTGGTGTAAACCCTGTTGTAACATTCCCAGGAAATGGTACACAACTATTTGGTGACAAGACTCTACTTTCTAGCGAATCTGCATTCAACAGAATCAATGTTCGTAGATTGTTTATCGTACTAGAAAAAGCGATTGCGATTGCTGCAAAAGCACAGCTCTTTGAATTCAACGATGAGTTCACAAGAAACGACTTTAAAAACGCAGTCAATCCTTTCTTAAGAGATGTACAAGGAAGACGAGGAATTACAGACTTTACAGTAGTTTGTGACTCTACTAACAACACAGGTGATGTAGTTGATAGAAACGAATTCCGTGCAGATATATTCATTAAACCTAACAGAGCAATCAACTTCATTACTCTTACATTTGTTGCTAGTAAATCAAGTGTAGACTTTAGTGAAATTGGTGGCTAAATATAAAAAAGGAGAAATAAAACATGGCTAATATTGCTGACTTTAAAGCGAACATGACTGGTGGTGGAGCTCGTCCCAATCAGTTCCGTGTTGACTTACAATTTCCTTCTTATGTCACTGGTGGAAGAGTTGCTGCTGTACAAGGACAATTTCTTTGCAAAGCTGCACAATTACCAGCTAGTACATTAGAAAACTTGCCGATCCAATATAGAGGTCGTGCTGTAAACTTTGCTGCGGAAAGAACTTTTGCTCCGTGGACTATTACTGTTTACAATGACACGAACTTCGGTATTAGGAACGCAATCGAAAGATGGCAAAATGGAATCCAAGAGTATGCGACTACAGAAGGTCGTACAAACCCTGCGGATTACCAAGCTGACTTGCTTGTAACACAATTAGATAGAAATGGTGCAAGTGTCAAAACTTATAAGTTTGTTGATGCTTTCCCTCTATCAATTGGTATCGTA